CCCACCGGTGATGTAAGATCTTTACAAGAGAATGGCGTATTAACAAAACCAATATCAGGACCAGCTGAGGTGTCTGAGAAAGGTGGTACCGGCAGCGAAAATGAGATAGGTACTATAGATTCTGCATTTTATGCTGATTCCTAGGAGGTAAGTAATGTCAACAAGGTATACAAAACGTGTTAGTGATGACGTATCTGTTAGCACTGGTCTCGAAGGTTCAAATGTTCCTGAAGACTTTAGCATACCTCCATGTACAATAGAAGATATTGACAGGGCGTTTTTTAATTTATTCAATGACGAAATACCTTTCTTTTACAAAATTAACAGGGAGACACGAAGGGTGCCTGTTATATTTGCTACCGGTGAGCGTTTTGCTATCTTGAGGCGAAAACGCCCTTTACGAGATGATACCGGCGCACTAATCTTACCCCTGATATCCATGCAAAGACAGTCTGTGGTTCAAGATCCGACGAAGGGCGCACAACCAGGTCAAAATGTACCAATAGTAATAAAGACGCGTCTGGATAAAGCTGATGTAAACTATCAGAGGTTGATAAATAAGGATGGTTTAAAAAATCAAGACAACACTGCTAGCCCGACACATATGAAGAGGCATCCTGATATGTACCAAGATGGCTCCGGCTCCGTATCTTATAGCACCAAGCCAGGCCAAGTCGCTACCCGAAGGAATCAATCACAACCGGGGATTTTAGCACAAAAAGGTCAACTGTTAAGAGGCCATGTAGGGAAGAACATTTATGAGATTATCACTATTCCACCCACCAAATTCTTTACTGTAAGTTACGAAGTCACCTTTTGGGCGCAGTACACGCAACAAATGAATAGAATGATGATGGCATTAATGAGCTCTTACCAAGATAATAATCAAAGAACATTTAGGATAGAGACAGACAAGGGATATTGGTTTGTTGCCTACGTTGATGCAGAAATAAGCTCTCTTTCTAACTTTGATGACTTTTCAGATAGTGAACGGCTCGTCAGGTGTAGTTTTACAGCATCAGTACCAGGGTATGTTATTAATGCAGACTTTGACGGCGCGATGACACCTTTTCGATCTTTTGCAACATCACCTGATGTTACTTTTGAGATTTTAGAAAATAAAAATGAGTTAGTACAAACCGTAGTCAATGGGCCCCCAAGTAGTGATCCGTCTAAATATATACTTAGCGACCTCGACGAATGGGATAGCGATTACCCTTCAGACGCAATAGGTGGTGGCGCTGCGATTGCATCTTCTTTTGATGCTAGGTTAGCTAACGGCATAGCTATTGAAAATCATAAAACTGTAAATATCGGAGGCGCAATTGCTGGCAAAAGCCTTGTGTCAGCGCCAAAGATGTTAACGGATCCCTTTACTGGTGAAAAATATAAAGAGTCGTTATCTGCAAGGCAAAAAACTACTAAGGGTGAAACGATTTATAAAGACCCGAATAGCGGAAAGATTAATCCAAACTTTGACTTTTTAGAGAATTTAGATATGTAAACACAACAACCGGCTTAAGTGCCGGTATTTTAAGTTATGGACGTTATACTTATTTCAGTAAAAAGAGTTAAGTCCAAGGAGACGATTGAATGGCTGAACAAACATTTAAATCCCCAGGTTTTTACCCCCGCGAAATTGATATCGCACTTCCTGGAAATAGTCCGAGCGGTACACCTGCCGGTGTTATTGGCACCGCCCAACGCGGGCCTGCATTTATACCTATTACAGTTGCAGATAGGGCAAGTTTTATAAAAACTTTTGGTAACCTAGATCCTAACAAGGCAGGCCCGTTTGCCTTGACTGAGTTCCTTAAGAGTAGAAATGCATGTACATATATGCGAGTCTTAGGTGCAGGAGCAAATTTCACAATTGCAGACTTTGGTACCACTGAGAGAGAGGGAACAGTAAGAAACGCCGGATTTACAATCCAGGCAGCAGCTCCCCCTGCCTCGCTAATAAATCCAGCAAGCCCCGGGTTCAATGGTGCTGTTACGTTCATTAATGCTGTCCACGCAGTTTCTGCTAGTCAAGAGGGTGTTGGTATGCCAATGTTCTCTCAAAATGATAGTATGATACAGGGTAAAGTTTTAAGAAATCTTCCTGGACTTGGATCTACTGGAAAGGTTGCTGCTGGAACTGCTTATGGTGTTGTTCTTACGCGCGCAATGATTTTAGTTGCTACGGGAACAAGGCTACAGTTACTTGACGGTGATAATAACGGAGCTGGTAGTGTGCCTGGAACCAAAGTATATCCCCAGCCAAACAATGGTGTGGGATCGGCGAGGGCCTGGACAGGCGCAGCATATGGAGACCAGGCAACTCCTTTTGGGAGTGTGCCTCGATCCGCAACCCAATCATTTTACAACTTGGAGGGCACCAGGTTAGGGTTTAAAATGGTGATATCATCATCTGCTCAAAATTTTGGAACTTCTCCAGGTGGTTATACATGTGTAAGAATGCTTACAGCATCACTCGATCCTAGAAATCAAAACTACCTATCAAAGGTGTTAAACACAGATCCGAAAATGTTCCAGAAAGAGCAGCACTTATTGTACGCTCACTGGCCAGTTGAGCATGAGATTGCTCCCCTCTGCGCCGTTAGTGGTACGATTGCTATAGCATCAGGAAGTGATGGAACAACGCAAACAGGCGGAGACAAGACAACGTCATTCTTACAATTATTCGGAAAGTTCGACACACGATACACTTTCCCAAAAACAACAAAGTTTATCTCACAGCCATATGGCGATAAAGAGTGGGACCTATTTCACTTTGAAGCTTTAGATGATGGCGCATATGCCAATGATAAGTTTAAGATATCTATTGCAAACCTTAAGGCCAGCGCGGATTCATCATACCAGTATCCCAATTTTGAAGTCCAGGTAAGAGATTTTAGCGATACAGATGCTAAGCCAAGAATACTGGAATCATATCCTGCCTGTAATCTAGACCCGAACAGTGACAATTACGTACTAAAGAAAATAGGTGACTTACGTCACTCTGTAAACTTTGATTCTGAGTATGAGAATGAACGTAATATTACTGTAAAGGGTAGATACCCTGTAAAGTCTGATTACGTTAGGATCATAGTGTCACCTGAAAAAGAAAGGGGCGAAGTACCTGAGACTGCAGTACCATTTGGGTTTAGGGGAATTCCAGTTATTAAGACGAATGATTCCTTAACAGATGTTTCTGGTACTGTTATGCAAAATATCTCAGGTAAGAATATTGGTAGTTTACCCGGGTTTATCTCAACCAGGTTAACACTATCGGGTGCCCAGACGGGCCGTGAACCCCTTCAGACCATCGGTCACAAGCTAAGATACGGTATTGTGCCTCCGCTACCATTCCGGTTTAAATGTACAAAGGGATCCATTGGACAAGACCCCGTATATGTTGGTCAGGCTGGCGCCGATGAAAGAGCAGATAGAAAGTACTATTGGGGTGTGCAAAATACAATGTTGCCTATCACTAGTTCAATATCTACAACGGGCCAAGCCAATGCGGTATTAAGGCCCAACGAGGGAACTGAGCTAAATCCAATTGTTAATAACTACACTAAGTTCTTGGGCATACAAAAACTAGATACACTTGTGACAGGGACAGGCGCTGACTTATTCAACAATAATAAGTTTACGCTCGCAAGGGTTGCTCTAAGAACTACGCTAAATAACGGAGACATCACGTTCGTGTCAGGTACGGCAAACACTTTGATGAAGAATGCGGCTTACATCCGCAATGGAATCCCTAACCCGTCCGACGGAACAATCGTAGATCCTAGGGGCGCGCTCAAAGGCGTGGGTAATCCACTTACTAGAATTACTCTAGCAACGCTGTTTGCAAGTTCATCCGCTGTATTCAACCGGTTAACCGGTTTTGCTAAGTTCACGAATATATTCTACGGTGGCTTTGACGGCTTAAATATCTTGGATAAAGATCAGTCGTTAATGAACGATAGAGCAACCTCAGTTACGATTGGTGGTGGTAAGGCAGCAACAGACTATAGCGACAATGGACTAGCTAGTAATCCTGCAGGTTCGGGTGTTAATAACTCTAATATTAGAGCATACCAAGTCGCATCTAGGATAATGACAAATAAGTTCCAGTCAAGTATCAATATCCTCGCAGTTCCTGGCATCAGAGAGCCGCTTGTAACAGACCAGGTCGGCAATAACGTAAGAGATTTTGGTTTGGCAATATATATCATGGATATACCTAATCTTGATGAAGATGGAACTAGGCTTTATCTAGATGAAACAACCCAAAATGAGTCTGATGTCAACCAAACTGCGTTAGATCTAGATCTTAGAAACATTGATAATAATTACGTTGCTACGTACTTCCCGGATGTTTATTTAAATGACGCCGGCGGAATGACAGTAAAGGTACCAGCATCCGTCCCTACACTGGGGGCATTTGGTGTCAATGATAATACAAGGCGTCAATGGTTCGCACCTGCAGGCTTCTCTAGAGGCGCCTTAGGCTCTGTGTCCAATGTCGTTGTCAGGGTCTCAGCCGGTGACAGGGACGAGCTATACGAGAACAGGATTAATCCAATCGCAACTCTACCATCTGCAGGTACCAATAACAATCCAGGCTTTGTAATATTCGGTCAAAAGAATCTACAGGCTGCCTCTTCCGCCCTTGATCGTGTAAACGTTAGAAGGTTGCTTCTTGAGCTTAAGCGACAGATTATAGGCGTAGCTCGTAGGTTATTGTTCGATCAAAATACTGCTGCTGCTAGGGCAAACTTTATAAACCAAGTCACACCTAGGTTAGCAATAGTCCAGGCCCAGCAGGGTATAGAGCAATTTAAGGTAGTAATGGATGATTCAAATAATAGCGCTGATGATAGATTAAATAATCGTCTCAATGGTACAATCATGGTGGTTCCCACCCGTACCGCTGAATTCATCGCTATGGATTTCATTATTGACCAAGCTGGGGTAACCTTTCAATAATGAGTAGATACTTAAAGAATAGTAATAGGAGTTTAAAGAATGGCTGAAGATGTAATATTTGGATCTGCCGGCGTAAAGGCAACTGAGAAAGATCTCACTGGGGGTGGTTCTCCAGTATCTCCAACAGGCGTACCAGCTGCAGTCGTTGGTCCCTCTAGGACTGGTACTGCGTTTGTACCAGTCACGGTTGCCAACATGCAACAATTTATAGACAGGTTTGGCGCCGAATCTCTTGAAGATCCTAGCAAGACCAACGCGGCTACTGCGATGCGCATGTGGCTAAATAATCAAAAAGCCGGTACTATGGTTCGTACGTTAGGCGCCGGTGATGGTAAGAAAAGATCAACAACCGCAACCACGGCTGACCCAAACGCAGGTCGAGTTAATAGAGCCGGTTGGATTGCAGGCAACGATATTGTACAAACAAATGGTAGTGTAGGCATTAATCCCCACGCCGTTGCCGATGGATCCGCAGGCCGTACTTATATGCTTGGCGTTTTCATGACATCAGGTTCTAGAACATCTAGAATATTATCTGAAGCTGGAATTACTGGTGAAGAGCAGTTTAATCCAGGGACCGGCCTAACCGCGCTACACTCAACAGGCAGTAAGCCAATTTTACGCGGTATCTTGATGGCACCATCTGGCGTGGTGTTAACACTATCAGGCTCCCCGCGCCGCCCCAATGTCATCGGCACTCCAGCTCGAGCCCGGGCCGATTTGGATAGAATACCTGGTTCAGCACTAGGGTACCTTAATAAGAAAGCTTCAGCTGACCAAGCAATGGGTAAAAAGATGCCCGCTGATGGCTTTGTTATGTTATTAAATGGTTTTACGGGTGAGCAAAACGTCATCACCGCATCATTTGACATGTCCAACAAAGATTCATATTTTGCGAATGCGTTAAATACTGATCCTCTAAAAATAGAGGAGAAGGGGCATTATCTACACGCCTACTACAACCTTTACCCACAATATGCAATATGTTCCGGAAACCTAGGTCGCCTCAACCTCGAGCGCCCAACAACAATGCCACCCCTATATCCTAAACACGGCTCAACATTAGGGATAGGCGATAGGATCGTGATGCTGGTAAGCTCTTCATTAAATCATAACAGTGGATCAGCGCTGAACATTAATAATCCGCTGACACAGGTCAGTCCAGCAGTCGCCGTTATAGGCAGCGCTGGTATTCCTAACTATGAGGGATTTGAGGATAGATACGGTCATGCAGAGTCTCCATGGGTAATATCACAAAACTTTGGCGCAAACCCACTACAACTGTTTAAGATACATGCTCTTGCAGATGGCGCCGGTACCGATGAAGATCCACAGACTGACCTTCTTCCAAACAGAATAAAGATGAGTGTATCTAATATTAAGGCATCCACTGACCCAAATAGCTATACACAATTTGATGTTGAGGTAAGGCAAATTGATAAGCTTGACTACGGTGGACAGGATGTTACAAGGGCACCGTTTGAAACATTTGAGGCTTGTACACTAGATCCTACAGATTCAAATTATATCGGTAGGATGATCGGTGACACATATCGCTATTATGATTTTGACAAAGAGACTGACAGCCAAAGACTTGTTGTAAAGGGTAGATATCCTAATAAGTCAGCATATATTAGGCTGGAATTAAATCCATTGCTTGAAGAAGGTCTGGCAAGTGTTGACGTAAAGACGGTTCCATGTGGTTTCCGCGGACACCGTCACTTGGTGACATCAGGCTCAGATATCATTCAGAACATTAGCAAGGTACCGGGTACGTATGCAAATCAAACAACCATAGAGAAGAACGACGCATTTAGAGACTTAGTCGAGCCCCCGATCCCTCTCCGCGAATGTTTGGGCAACAGTACCCTGTCATCTGCAGACAAGGTTGGTACCACAGTAGCCTCAGCACCTTACTGGGGAGTACAGTTTGAGCGCAAAGAGAAACTTAATGCACCAAACCACACTACCTTGTTCGAAGACATGTTTAGAAGCTTTGTTAAATACATGCCTTCTTATCATACCAACCTTCAAAATGTTTCAGTTGGTGACAACGCAGGAGTGGCGCCTCGAGGCGGGACAGTCCTAGATTGTGATGTCTTTAATAATAACAAGTTCACTCTTGAGAATGTTCAGATTGCTTCAGCTAGTAATTCAACGTCTACGGACATAGGCCCGAACCTAAAACAGCTTTACGCTTGGAGATATCGTAGAAATGGAAAGTTATCACCCCTCACGCTGGTAGACGCCGACCCTGGTGAGCAAGATGGCCGGTTCCTTGATCCGTCTAAGGACTTCACCGTCAACCAAATGAATAAGTATCTTAATTTCTCTTTCTTCCTACAGGGTGGATTTGACGGGCTCAATATTTTTGATAAACAAAAATCTAAGATGTCATCAATTGCAGTCCGAAGAGAGTATGATAATGTTACATCTCAAGGTGGTGTAGAGGGTCCCACTGTTGTGGCATATCGAAAGGCAATTGACATCCTAGGCGAGACAGCCAACGTTGATATTCAGTTATTGGCCATTCCAGGTATCAGGCATCCAGCTGTTACAGATTATGCTATGGACTCAGTCGAAGATCGCTTCGACGCGATGTACCTAATGGACATTGAGTTAAAAGATCAGTCCGATGTATTCATGACAGGGTCTCACTCTCAATTAACAAGTATATCAAATACAGTTCGTAGGTTCCAGGATAGAAACCTAGACAGCTCATTTACGGCAGCATACTTCCCTGACGTTCTCATAACAAACAGCAAGGGCAACGCCATGAAGGCCCCAGCATCAACTGTTGCCCTTGGCGCGTTCGGGTTAAACGATTCTATCGGAGAGCCATGGTTTGCTCCTGCTGGTATTAAGCGAGCGTCTATTCCGTCTGCGATAGAGGTAGAGACAAAATTCTATCCTGAAAATATGGACACCATATACGCCGCAGATATTAATCCGATTACCTCTTTCCCGGCCGAAGGAATTGCTATATTTGGAAATAAGACTCTTTACAAGGCACAATCATCACTAGACAGGATTAATGTACGCCGTCTACTCATAGAGGTCCGCCGAAGGGTCAGAAACGTTGCAAATTCAATCCTGTTTGAGCCTAATAGGGCTGAAACGTTGGCCAAGTTCCAGGCTGCTGTTATTCCAATTCTTAAGAATATCCAACAGAAGCAAGGTGTCGACAGGTTTAGGGTTGTGATTGATTCTTCAACTACAACACAGGCGGATGTTGAAAATAATACCATTAGAGGAAAGATATTCCTGCAGCCTACAAAGTCTATAGAGTTTATCGCTCTTGATTTCGTGGTGTCAAACACTATCACTTAATAAGATGATAAGGTTTATGGCATAAATGGTTAGTCACTATATATTTAAAGAAAGAGGAAACATGTTTTCGAGACATATTCTAGGAGAAAAATAAATGGCAGAAACACTATCAGTTACAGACATGCTCCCTAATAAGTTTGAGCCAAAGCGAAAGTTTAGATGGGTCTTTGCAATCGAGGGAATCGATTCATTTTTGATTAAAACAGCAGCAAGGCCTACATTCACTACAACCGAACAGGAAGTGCCATTTATAAATTCAACAAGGTACCTTGCTGGAAAGACTAAGTTTGAAACACTTTCTGTTACACTACATGATGCTATAGCACCTTCTGGAGCGCAGCAGGTTATGGAGTGGGTTCGTACTCACTTTGAATCAGTATCAGGCAGAGCAGGCTATGCAGACTTTTATAAGAGAGACTGCCAGATTAAAATGCTCGACCCGGTGGGCACCGTCGTTGAGTTATGGGATATGAAGGGGTGCTTCATAACAAGCGCTGGTTATGGTGACCTTGATTATGGGTCAGAAGATCCTGCAGAGATTGCGTTGACACTTCGTTTTGATAATTGTGTGTTGCAATACTAGGGTAAGTTAACTTGAGAGTATTATATAAACGCTCACCGTCAGGTGAGCGTTTTTTTATAAGCGGTGCTACATATACACACACGTGGCATGTCACATGCCTTTAATTGACCCTAGGTTAAATTAGGTATAGAGCATTATTACTTACACTAACATCCTTAGATCAACAGGTTGTGCTATTATTCTTTAATCGCCCCTGTCGTATATTTTAGTTTACGTGATTTATAAATGGTGGATACTTATAATAAGTTCAAGCTTAAATTAGGAGATATATAGATGCCAGGTGACAACCAACAGGGACGAGAGAGAAGAAACAGCGTTTTCCAAGATGCAAGTAATCAAGGAATTCCCACTAGAGATGTTATGCAGGAAGATTTTGGTATAACCATACCAGTAGATTCGGTACCACTACCTTCTGCTGGTGTTGTATATCCTGCCGATGGTACGCTTTTTGGGTGTGAGACTATTGATATCAAGGCTATGACAGCCAGAGAAGAGGACATCTTAACCTCACGAGCTTTAATAAAGAAAGGCACTGTTGTAACAGAGCTTTTAAGATCTTGCATCGTAGATAAATCTATAGATCCAGAACAATTATTATCAGGTGATAGAAATGCGCTCATGACCGCGGTCAGGATCACCGGGTATGGATCCGACTACACCGTTGAGGTCGAGTGTCCAGAATGTGATGAAAAATCCAAAGAGACATTCCAGCTCGCAGACCTTGAAATAAAGAGGCTTGAGATTAATCCAGTTGCCGAAGGGTCAAACCAGTTTGAATTTAAGCTACCACTGACTAAGAAAGACACAAGGTTTAAGTTTCTTACAGGTCATGATGAGCGAGAGATGAACACAATAAGCGAGCGAAGAAAGAAACAGGGATTAAGCGGTGATAGCCTAATAACCCAACGCTTGATGCACCAGATTGTTTCAATTAGTGGTATAACCGATAAGAATAAGATAAACCAATTTATTCGATCCATGCCTGCAGGTGACTCTCTGGCATTAAGGCGATATATTGACAAGCATGAGCCTGGCATCAATATGAAGTCATGGATGGAGTGTAAACACTGCAGTGAACAATCGGAGGTACGGCTCCCTATGGGAGCCAGCTTTTTTTGGCCTGACTTCGAGTGATAAAGAAATATATCTTGAACCAATATATTTGTTGATGTATTGGATGGGGTTTACCCACACTGAAGCATACGGTTTGCCTGTATGGGAAAGAAATTGGTTTATAGAGAGGCTCAATAAGGAGCTGAAACAACAACAGGATAGTGAACATGCACAAACTCGTGCAGCACACCATAATGATCCTGAAACAAGGGCATTCCAGGGAAGAACTAGGACGCATACCCCTGCAAAGCTTCGAAGGTTTACATAGCAACAGTATATTTATCTTTACTTAAGGAGGTGTCTTGGTTATGTCATCAAATATTCTAGAAAATAAGCTTCATGAAGCAATAGCATTGAGCATATTAGGAAAAGATACACCTAGCTTGTTTCGTAGTGATACACCTCAAGGCATTGCTCTAAGAGAGGCGATAAACGCATCTAGAGAGTTGTACGTTACGCTACAGGATCCCTCTTCTTCCTTAAGGTCTATTACTCATATGTTGGGTAAGAAACATGTCGTAGCTAAGAGATATACAAAAATAACTGGGCTAGCGTGGCATTTTTAGTTACTAAAAAAGCTGGTTGTGATATTTAAATATATAACCAGTGAGTTAACGCAATGTCAGAGATAGGCGACCAGCTAAAAATACAACAGCAGATCAATGATGTATTGATTGAACGACAAGTTCTTATCAGAAAACAGAACAACGATCTGGCATCCCAATCTAGGCTGGCGAAACAATTGTGCAAGGCAATGGACAAATGTAATTCCGGTGCCGGCGGTTCAGCAGAATCTACCCGCGAGATGAATGATGCACTTGAAGAAGGCGTAGAGAACTCAGAAACGCTATCTGAAAATATGCAACAGGCTGCAGAAAGCTCCAGCAATGCTGGGGGTGGCGGCTTTTTATCAAAACTAGGATCGTTTGCGTCAAGTGGCGTCCTAGGCGCCTTAGGTGGTGCAGTCAGTTTTTTGGGGAAAATAGGAGGTATACTGTCTGGTGCTGTAGGCCTAGTGGGTAGTCTCGTAGGCGGATTTTTTAAGCTTGGTTTTTCGATATTGAAACTACCATTTCAAATGTTTGGTAATTTGGTAGAGTGGATTGGAGGTAAAGGTGGGGGAGGCCCTAGTCCAATAAAACTAGCCATGGAAGAGATACGAGAGTCTTTTGGTAATCTGGCAAATCGAGAAGGTAGAGCGTTAAATAATTCATTTAGGACATTACGTAAGACTTTCTATAGTGCTGGAAAGTCAGGTTTAAGCTTAAAAAAGATATATGGCCCCGGTAGGGGAGGAATGGCTGAGGCAGGAAAAGATCTGACAAAGATGGCCCAGTCTGCTGGCATCGCGTTCTCACAACTTAAAGATGAATTTGAAAAGAATGGCGGAGAGCTTATAAGGTTAAGAAAAGGTCTAGGGCTATCAGATGAGGCATTTGGTGCTATAGCTCAAAGGGCCGCGGCCAGCGGTAAGAGTTTAACTGATGAGCTAACAAAGATCGGATCCATCGCGACAGTTATGGGTGAGAAATTCAACATGTCATCAAAACTCATCGGGAAAGACATGGGTGAACTTATTGCTGATGTTGAGAACTTTGGCCATATTGCACCCCAGGAGATCGGGGGTATTACGACATACGCTCGTAGGTTAGGCATAGAAATAAAGCAACTAGCCGGTGTGGTGGATAAGTTCTTAAATTTTGAAGACGCTGCTGAGTCCGCCTCAACATTACAACAGGCCTTCGGGGCAAATGTTGATACGATGAAATTGCTCAAAGCACAGAATCCTGCGGAGCAGATTGAGCACTTAAGGCAAGCCATGTTTAGAGCCGGCAAATCTATAGATAACATGGACGCCGCAGAGAGAAAGCTGCTAGCACAAACGACAGGCCTCTCCGGCGCTAGCCTTGAGGCTGCTTTCTCTGCTAGCAAACAAGGCCAGTCATATGAAGATATCCAGAAACAATCTAAGAAGACTGAGACTTCTCAAATGAAGCAAATAAAAGTCTTAAAAGAGTTGTCAAAGAACATAAAAAGGACATTCGGATCCGGTGGCGGCACTGTTAAAGGGTTTTGGGATGCGTTTACGAAAGGGATAGGCCAAGGGATAGTTAGGTCAGAAGACTTTAGAAAAGTTCAACGAAATATTGCCAGAGACCTTAAGATAACAAGGCGCCTAGGAAAAAATATCGGTAAAGATTTCATGTCAGAGTTCCCAGGCATAAAAGAGTTTATGAAAGGGTTTGCTGATATTTTCGACCCTACACGCTTCCAGATATTAGCAAATTCCATCCGTGAGGTCTTTAAAAAGTTCTTTAAGATGATTGGCACTGAGGGCGTTTCTGGGCGTGAAGCTGTTGATAAATTAATGTCCGACCTATGGACGGCCATAGAGGGATGGTTCACGGAAGCCGGCCCTGGCGGCAAGAAGATGTACGGTGCCATGGGTACCTTTACCTCGGCGATTGGAAAAGTCTTCGGAGGTGTTTTTGACTGGCTCATAGATAAAATCATGATGGGTGCAACAAAGATTATGAATGCGCTTTCC